TTCTGGCACTTAGCCAAAACAGAACTATGAATGGTCAGGTTCTGGATATCCTTGAAAAGTTTTTTAAAGAAAGAGCAGTCTAATGTACCCGATTGAATATGTGTCTCACTCCCGATTGGAATTGTTTAGGAAGTCTCCTGTTCTATACAAGAAGACTTATATAGACAAGGTTGTTCAGCGTGATCCTTCACCAGCTATGATCCTTGGTTCGCTAGTTCATGCCATGCTGCTTGAACCAGATAAAGTTGCGGAACGATTTTCCGTTGCCCCAGTCTGTGATAAACGAACTAAGGTTGGCAAAGAGACTTGGGATAACTTCAAAACATCTTTAGCAGATGGTGTTGAAATCATTACCCATGATGATGTTGAACAGGCTAATAAAATGATTGCTGCGATTGCAGAAAATTCTGCTTCGCAATATTTTAATTGTTCTGGTGTTGTTCGTGAGCAAGAGATTTTAACCACTATTGAATTTGATGGTCAACCATTGCAAATCAAATTTATCCCAGATATGTATTGCGTTGAAAAGAGTTTCTTGGTCGATCTAAAAACAGTTGGTTCTTATGATCCAACGGATTGGGCCAAGGAATGTGTATTCAATGGATACTTAAGGCAGATGGCTTTATATCGATTCTGCCTGAGATCGATGCAGATTCCAATCAATGATGTGTACCATATCATCGTAGACAAGAACGAGTATCCTTCATGTATGATTTGCCAGTTTGATTCGAGTGATCTTGATCGTGCTGAGAACCAAGTCTTTGAAGCGATTCGCAAGTATCTTTCTGCTCACCAAACAGGTACATTTGTTCCTGAGTATTATGGCATTGTGCCAAAGATTACTGCACCCGCTTGGTCATGGAGATAATATGCCAGTCGATCCAATCCTCTTCACCCTTCCTCCATCAGCTAACGCTTGTTGGAGGAATTTTAAAGGCAGGGTTATTCTTAGTGAGAAATATCGTCAATGGAGGGAGGAGAACCTTCACCATGTCGATGATCGAAATAAGATCGAACCCTGTCTATTTCCTGTCGATGTACTGATCATGGTTTACCCTGGAAAAAACTGGAGAAAATCTGATCTGGATAACCGAATTAAGCCGATACTTGATCAACTCCAGCATTGTGGGTATTTACTGGGAGATGATACTGATTGTGTTAAATCCATTACTATTAAGCTGTGTCAAAAGCTTAAAAATGACGATGAATCTTATGTGGCAATTGAGCTTACCAAAAACTAAAAGGAAAGGTTATAATGTTTTTTAATAAAGATTCGGGGAATGGAAGCCCAGAGGACAGTAAAATGAGCAAAATATCGAAAGTTGCAGCGGTTCAAACCTGTGCTAGAAGAGCGTGTTTTATTGCACGAGAACTCACAGGGCTTGAAATAATGCCTGACGAAATGTTTGCTGCTGCCTCCGAAGCTTTGGCCAATTTATCGGTGCTTTGGGAAGATTCCGAAGTGGCTAAACGCAAGCCCGATAGCTACATTAATTTTGCTGCTTGCATGGCTTGTTGTGAATGGTGCAAATCAGTTAAGAAGTCCGATTCTAATGAGCCTTATGAGCTTAATAAGAAGCGTATTGCTGATCTTTTGGAAGAGGTTGCAGAGATCGTTGATGGATTGTTTCCTGGCCTTATGGCTTCAAAAGGATGCGAACAGGCTATCTATGATGGTGTGAGCGTAACTGTCAATGGGATAGAATCTAATGGCTGGAGATGGACACAGAAGCTAAACGAGCGAATCGTGATGCTTATGAGTCTATATCCTATTTTAAAATTTCAAGCTAAGAACAGTTCAAAGCTTTTGGAAATCGCAGAAGAATTAGTTAGAAAGAAAGGGGAATAGTTATGCCAGTATACATTGGGGATGAATTGTATTTGACCAGTCCGGAAGCCCAACTTGTGATGGGGGTAAAGGCAGGGCTAATCGCTCATTATTTTTACCGAAACGAATTTCGTGGGGTGATTGATCTAAGCGATCAGAAGCCTTTAATGCAAGCAATTAGAGCAGTTGGTATCGAGATAGATCCTGTTGAACTAGAAAAGTTTAACAAGAAGAGTAAGTCTCATTTTCTCGTACCTATGTCTTCGGTATTAGATAAGATGATGCGAAGAGAGACGCGGAAAATAACAGCAAAAGAAAAGAAGCTTGCTGCTACTTTAAAGAAGCAAGAGAAAGCTAAAGAGCGAGAACTTGTTGACGAGAAGATTAGAGCAGCAGTATTAGAACAAATTAACAATAGAAGAGAAATGGAAGGTGTTTCAAATGGCAATTAAAGTAGGCGATCAAACATATGTGACAGCAAGAGAAGCAGCAAAAATAATTGGTGTTAATAGGGTTCGCATTGGATATTTTCTGATGCGAAACAAACTGGAAGGTGTGATCGACCTGGATGATTCATCAGTTATTGCTGAGCATATTGATCAGCATGAAAACCCGCTTGAGACAAAGAACAATAAAACTTTTTTGATTCCTTTGGAATCAGCTATTAAAAAGAAATCCGAATTAAAAGGAAAAGTAAATGGATAGCAAGTATTTCTTGAAAGATCCATCTGTAATTTCTTTTAGTGGAGGTAGAACATCTGGGTTTATGTTGGCTAAAGTTCTGGAGGCACATGAAGGTGTGCTTCCAGAATATGTCAAAGTTGTTTTTTGTAACACAGGGCTAGAGCATCCAAAGACTCTAGACTTTGTTCAAAAGTGTTCTGAAGAATGGAAGATAGATATAGCTTGGTTGGAATATGTTGGCAAAAAAATCAAGCCAAGGTTTAAGATAACTAATTATAAAGATGCATCAAGGAATGGAGAACCATTTAGCATTTTGATCGATGAAAGACAGTATCTTCCTAATCCAGTTGCTAGATTTTGTACTGTAGAACTAAAAATAAAGTTGTTAGATCGGTACATGAAAGATGTTTACGGATCATTGTTCAAGAGGCATAATCAGCTTATAGGGTTGAGGTATGATGAACCAAGAAGGGTTGCTAACATTAAAAAGAATTTTAGCAGAAAGAATCCAGCGTTAACTCCAATGAATGATGCTAAACATACTCTTCAAGATGTAATGAACTTCTGGAGTAAACAATCTTTTGATTTGCAAATAGCACAACATCATGGAAATTGCCAAGGTTGCTTTCTTAAGAGTAGATATCGTCTTGATCTTGTAGCAAAGGAAGATCCAGATGCTTTAAACTGGTGGATAGAGCAAGAGAAAAAGATGCTGGGTGTTGCAGAATCAAAGCAGCATACTTTCAGAAAAGATCGACCAAGCTATGAAAATGTAATGAAACAATCTAGAATGCAGCTTCCAATGTTTCCAGATTTTGATGATACTGTTTCTTGCCATTGTACTGATTGAAAGGTTTATAAATGGATAGATATTTACTCAGCGAATTCTTCTCTAGGTGTACTGAACACATCGTTGAGCGGGCTAATCAATACGATGCTCCAGAGCTAAATTTAAAGCGTATTGCTGACAGTTGGACTAACTTCTTAAAGCGTGAGATATCGCCTTATGAAGTTGCTGTAATGATGGCAATGCTTAAGCTTGCTAGATTGTCTCAGGGGTATCATCAAGATACCCTTGAAGATGCTGCTGCTTATATTGCTCTGGCTGAAATGCTTAAGGGTACTGAAGAAGAACCATCAAAATAGCGTATGCTGAATGCCTATGTTTTATGACCATTTTCGTATGATCACGAAATTGGTTTCGGGATCAAATTTTGCCGTGATTCATTTTCGTTGCCCAACCTGTTTAAAGAGGGTCTTAAGGTTTTTAATTAAGATTTTTGTGTCCTTAATATCAAACACTTCTGATCTTATTTTTTCGCCATGTGAATGAACATATGCTAGTAAAAATGTTTCCCATGATCGTAGACATGGTGTTGAGTATATTAATTTTGCTGTGGGTGCTGACATCAGATGTTCATTGAACCTGGAGTCCATTCGTGATGTGAAGCCAGCCTTAATTCTTCCGCTAGAAAATTCTGGAACTAATAAGATTAGATAGAAGAACCCATCATCAGAAATCTTTTCATTAACCGCTTCATCCTCCTTGTTTACGGATGTTCTTCCACGCATTAGCTCACGAAACAAACTGTACTGGGTGCTGTCCATGACAGAACAAAAATGTCCTTTATCCGCTTTCATGCGGGTTAAAGGTTTCATTTTCTTTTGCTTGATAAATGTTTCTATGTTTCTTCTGATGGTTGTATAAGCGAGGTCTAGGTCAGCAGCAATATCGGTAAACGACCAATAGTTTTTATCATCCATGATCTGTACCTGTGGCCAAAAAAAAGAGGGTCTTACGAACCCTCTTGGCTAACAGTATACATGATTGATAGGCTTATTTGCTAGTGGAATCGACCATTGCTATCCTTTCTCCAATCCATTTGATCACAGGTACACACATCGAATTCGCCATTGCCTTGAATCTGTTGCCATCTTTTGCTCCAGATATGTCCGTGTAATTATCTGGGAATCCCATTAGTCTTTCTAGTTCTAATGGTGTTAGTCTTCTAACCTTTCCGTCAGGCTGAACAATAATTCTTCCTGAGTTGTAATCTTGTCCATTTAAACCACCACCCATATGAGCCCCATCAGATATACAGTTAACTGGATTCTTTACCCATGCAGAACAGTAATTGCATCCAGTTTTTTTGGGGTCTAAGGTTGTATGTGATTTGCAGAATGGGCAATCATAGCTTCCTTCAAACGAACTGGAAGCCTTTTTCCCATGTTGTCTCTTCT